TGCTTATGAAACTATTTACAGAAATGTACCTAATAAGTATAGATCAAAATTTGATAATGAAAAAATGAGAATGAAGATGTTAAAACATTGTGATTGGAACTACAAAGATAGTGCTGCTAATTTTACAAATGTTACAAACATAGAATTTAAAACAGAAAAAGAATATTACACTTCTTACTATGATATATTTGGTGAGACTTGTGATAGTGTTAAAGATAAAAAAAGAATGTTTAATGATTACGGTCAATGTTGGGATAGATCATCATTGAGAAAAGACTTTAATCCTGAATTGACTAGATCAAAAGTTTTACATTATAATAATAAAGAGGTAAACTAGTGAAATATAAAGAAGACCAAATATTAGATGAAATAAAAAGTTATATTGAATCAACTTATACTGAACATTATAGTACAACGGAAGATGGTTTCCAAGTACAAGATATGTTAAGACATTTAGGTATTGATAAAGATTTCTGCCAGGCAAATGCAATTAAATATCTTGCTAGATACGGTAAGAAAAACGGTAAGAATAGAAAAGATTTATTAAAGGCAGTCCACTATGTAATATTATTAATGAGTAGTGAAGATGAAGAATTAATTAAACAACAAACAGATCCATCCCACAACCAATGGGGTGTGAACGGTGAACCACAAGGGAGGACACAATAATGGCAAAAGTAGAAACAGATGTTTATACATTTAAAGATGATGTAGGTAAAAACCTATACAGAAAAAAAAAATATTATACACTTGTTGTTGAACAAGATGTATTGGCGTATGATAAAGACGAGGCAGATAAATTGTTTTTAGATCACGGTGGCCTAGATCATAGTAAAGTTACAAAAGATTTAGCACAAACAAGTGATGGTGTTGAAACTTATATAGTTGACGCTAATTATACTGATACAGATACAACAAAGTATATCGGTAAGGTAAAATATGATACTGATTCTTACAATCAATCTTTAGAAGAAGCGATTGAAAACGAAGATATACACATTGATACTTGGGCAGATGAAGACGAACCTCATCAATTAACTAAAATTAAATTAAAAATGACACCTGAAGAAGAAGATAAGAATGCTAATGTTGTTAGAGATAAAGACGGCAATGCTATTGCAGTAGAATCAATGTATGGTACTAAAGAAGAATCAGATGTTGATGTTGCTTTAAACTTACAGGCAGATTCAGAAAGAGGCAAGTAATGGCAATATCAGATTATTCCTCACACGATTGGAGAAAACATACTGATAGCGCAGTTGTAGTTGATAAGAATAAGGCAATGCTTAAAGTCAATGAGTGTAAAGTATATTTTACGGATCCTAAAGACCTAAAAGATTATGAGGTTGATCTATCCAGATTAATAAGAGTTTTTGTAAACAATATTACAGATCATAGAAGGAGTGTAAAATAATGGCAATAGAAATGTTTTTATTATGCCTTTTAATACTAATGGGTGCAACCGCAGTAATATATTCAGTAGAGGTATATGCTTATGTTTGCCTAGTATTAGGGTCAATAATGAGATCAATTAAGAACTTTATTGATACAACTTTAGGTAGAAAATAATGTGTGATGTACTTACTATGGACGACCTGAATCGTCAATCCTCGGTCATCCTCGGACGATTAAATACTAGAAAATCGTTGAATTTACTCATTTTTCCCACGCTTGACAAAAGCAATGAATTATGTTAATATTAAACAATAACCAAGGAGAAATATAATATATGTCATTTAAATACGATAAAAACAACTTATTCAAAGAGTTTGAAGTTGCAAAAAACAAAGACATTGCTCTCTCAAAACTAGATACGCTAGAAGATAAAGAGAATGATGTTTACAAGAATAGAATACAATTCCTAAAAGAACACATTGAACTAAAGAAAACAAATCCAGAATACTATTCAGAATTAGATATAAATTTTGACAATCTGTTGAGTAGTTATTTAACAACTAATCCTAGAGAAACTTTTTATAAACAAGTTTTTGGTAAATCATATGCTGAAGTAAGAGCAGATTCAATACCACAATCAGTTAATGACTAAAAAAATCAAAGAGAAATATAAAAGTATTATGCGACCGTCTTTTCTAAAGACACTTAAAGGATTCAAATTTCCTGACTTGACTTTAGATATAAACGGTCTTAAAAGAAATTCTATACCTACAAGTGATAGAATCCCAGGTGCTTGTGTTAAGAGAACTTTACCAAAAGTACAAATGCCTGCTGGTAAAACAATCGGTATTGCTTACAACAAAGGTAATTATCAAGTTGTTGACGCTGCCGATATTAAAACAATGGGAAGGAAGATATAATGTTTAATTTGAAAAATACATTATTATTTGTCGCTTCATTAGTTGCTGTAATAGTAATTTCAATGAATATGGCAAATGCAGATGAGAAGAAAACGATTACTCCTAAAGAGTTTGCTACAACTTTAAGTGAAGTACCTAATAAAGTAGGTAACTTTCTTACAAATGAAGTAGAGAAAACAAAAGAGTATCAAAAGAAAAGTTGGGCAGAAATGAAAACAAAATGGCCATTTACAATGTTCAAAGGTAAAGAATAATGAACGGTGATTTTGTGATAACAAGTCCTAACGATGGAACACATTTTATTAGACCTGTATCTGCCAGAGGACATACTTTCTGGCAAGATTCAGGTTTCAGTAAATATGTAATTGATAATAACGAAGACTATTATATAATTAAAAGTGTTGATAGTCAGAAAATTTGTGATGAGATTAGAAAAAATAATATGGATTTTACTAGTTAGTTTATCGCTAACTAATTGTGCCAACATAAACAGATCCGAAGTGGGTGCTGCTTTAGGTACAACTACAACTACTGCCGCTTGTATTGAAATGGGAGTAAATGATCCTTATTTAATTGCTGGTTGTGCCGTAACTGGTGCGTTTGCTGGCGCTGAGATTATGTATAAGAGTGATTATGATGTACACAATGCTGTATTCGTAGATCATTTAAACACAGGACCAGGTACACAAAGTTATACTAATTGGTATAATTCAAAGACAGGTAACTCTGGTATAATTAAAATAACAAAATCATACCTTGAAGGTCCTTTTAAATGTAAAGATTATGACTCTACTATTGATATATCAAATAGTTGGCCTTTAATAGGTATCGGTGGTCAAAATAGAAAAGTTGTGTTTGGTACTGCTTGTCAGACACCAGACGGAAAGTGGTTTGAAAAAAGATGAAAAGATGGATATTAGATAATTTACCTACGGTATGGATGATATTGATTATATTAGTATCAGTATTATTAATTACAGATCACGCTAGGGCGTGTGTTGATTGTGATTTAAATAAGAAAGCATTTGAAAATGTTAAAGTTGTGTCAGTAGAAGGTGATATTGATACAATTAATTATGACAAGGTTACCACGATACTAGAAAAATTAGAAAAGGCAGATAACAATGTCTATTATGATAAGATACAAACAATAGAACCTAAAAAAGTTGATGGTCAATATTGCTATGTGAAGATAGTAATTAAACAAAAAGGTGATACTATTGTTAAAGAAGAAATTTTGGAGTGTGCCGATGGTAGAAAAAAGTTTGATGGTCCTAGTTATTGGGAACTATTTGCTCAATTCTATTACCGAGATATTAATACTCCAGAATATTGCCGATATTATACTCGGCAAAATCACGCTTTTAAGTCGTTCGGAAAAGTGTGTATGAACAAGGACGGTGAATGGGAGGTACAATGATTAAAAATTTAATCATAATCGGACTCTTTACTATCGTTATAACTCAAACGGACATTGGTATTACTGATGTTTTCAACTATGTTGAACTGGCGCTTGACAAATTACAACAGATGGTATATACTATGAAAAGGAGTGTGTAAAAGTATATGATGAAACAAGTAAAAATAATTACGGCATTAGTTATGTCAGTTATGCTGACCAATTGTGCTAGTAATTACAATATCAAATCAGAAAAAGGTAATGTTGTTGACAAAGTACCGAAATGGTATATGGCAGACATTAATGATTCCAAGGCGTGTGATAAGAAAATCTTTGGAAAAGATAAGGATAAAGTTTGTATCTACGGTGTAGGTACTGCTGTATCGCCTGACTTAAACCTTGCAATAGAGAAAGCAAAAATGCTTGCAAAAGCGGAACTTGCTGACATTATTAAAGGTGAAATGAACAAAAAATCTAGTCAGTTTATAACTGAATTAGGTAAGACTCAAAAGAAAACTATCGTAAGTGAAGTTGAGTCTGTTCTAGTCAATGTTATCAAGGATACAAAAGTTAGAGGATATGAAATCTTTGAACAAGATGTAACCTTAACAAAGAATGGTTATTATCGTGCTTGGATAGGTTTAAGACTTCCAATGGGTGAGTTTAACAAAATGTATAACTTCACTATTGAGGAGGCTGTTGACGCCTATAACCTTAAATCAAAGGCAAAAGTTGCCTATGAGAACCTAGTAGGAAACGACAATGACAATAGTAATATACAGCAAAACTAATTGCGTTTATTGTACCAAGGCCAAGAACTTGGTTAACAACCTTGGCCTTGACTACACGGAAAAAAGTTTAGAGAAAGATTTTAACGGTGATCCTGGTAAGATGTTAGAAGATATAGGTAAACCTGTAAGACAAATGCCACAAATTAAAATAGATGGCAAATTAATAGGTGGTTATAATCAACTTGTAGAACATTTTGAATCACAAGGGAAAGTAAACTTTAAAGGTGAGATCAAGTAATAAAATGGCAGATGACGGAAAAATCATACCGTTTCCTACGGATAAGATTGTAAATCCTAGAACAAGAGAACTAGACGAACAACGTAGAAAAATGGGTGAGAAGGTTGCTAAACAAATACAAGAACAACAAACTAAAAAATTTGTTGAAACTGCCGTTGATGATATTAGTATGGGATTATTAAAAAATTTTGTTGACTTAGCAATGAAAACAAATAATCCAGACTTTACAAAAGACTTAGCATTATTAGTAGATGTAATGCGTGGTATGATTTATAGAGATTTCAAACTACCACATCCTGCTCAGAAATTAGCAGACAAGATGGTAGTATTAAAACAAAATAAGGCAGGTACCGTATCAGCAAAACTTAATTATGCTGAGGTACTAGATAAACCTGTGAGAAATAATAGACCTATTTCTCCAGATGTAAACAAAGAATTAAAGGATCTAAATGAAACACAAGGTTTCTTTGAACCTGATGGTAATTTAGATGACTAAAAGAATTGCACAAGCAATCGCCGTGTCTGGTTGTAAAATTGACAGAAAGAGAGGGTTAAACAATAATGTTTAATTTTTTTAATAATAATAAAGGAGAAGAAGATATGGCAAGAGCTAAAACTTCAAAAACTACAAAGATCAGAAACCTGTTTGAAACAGGTGTAGATGTTTCTTGGAATCATTTAAGAAACAAATTTGATCTTAAATCACCTGCCGCTATGGTAGGAAAATTAAGAAACGAAGGTTTAATGATCTACGAAAACAGATCATCTAACGGTGTTTCTTATAGAGTTGGTACGCCTTCAAAAGCAATTTTGATCGCTGGTATGAACAAAGTGTTTGGTAAGCAAGTTGCTTATTCAGCATAATTAAAATAAGGAGAGGGCGCTTCGGCGCCCTTGCCACTATGACAGAATTTACTAACGGAATATTTAAAACAATTGCAAGTACGAGTGCTGGTAGAGCATTAGTATATACATTAGGTCATATTATAATTGCAATGAGTGTTGTTAGTATTGTAACTGGTGCTAGTCTATTTGAGGCAGGCGTAGTTGCGTTGGTTGAACCAACAATAAATGGTGTGTGGTATTATGCACTAGATAAAATGTGGAGTAAATATTTAAAATGAATTGGCAAGATGGATTATTAATGGGATTTATTGGTTGTACAGCAACCGTTGTAGGTTTTCTAATTGCTTTTTATGTTGCAAATAGAAACTTTAAAAAGTCGCAAGAAAAAAACAAACCTCTATCAAGTGTAGAGCAATCATTAAAAACTTTAAACGAAATACCAGGTAGTAAGGCAGGTGATGATTGTCAGTAAAAATTAAAAAATCAGAATATCAGAATTACGCTGATTGTATTAGAAGTGACCAAGTTTCAGCAGCAGGTGTTGTTGAACTATTTAAAGATAAAGCATTTTATAAATGGTATAAAAAGAAATATTTAAATG